AACTTTAGTTGCAATTGCAACTAAAGTTGCAGCTGGTTCATACTTGTGGAAAGTTGCATAAACTTCCTAAATAGGAATAACCTGTTAAGGGGCGTTGGAAGCCTTCGCCCCTTAACTTTTAAGAAAGGAAACTCAATTGCCTAGTACATATTGCACCGTTGCAGAATTGCGCAGCGTTCTTGGAATTGGCACTTTATATACTGATGCGGTTATTGAGGAAGTTACACAATCAGCGGAAAACATTGTTAAAACAAATTTATGGTTTAATAAAGCTTACATTGCAGCAACGGAATTAACTAGTTTAACGGCAAAAATAACAACTGTTGAACCGCATGGCTTTGTTGAGGGTCAATCAGTTGTCATAAGTGAAGCAGGAAGCGTATATAACGGAACACGCACAATAATAACAGCTGATGTTTATACATTTACTTACACCGTCGCTTCAGGTGCAAATCAATCAAATCATTTAGTAAGACCTTATGGAGTAGTTACGGGAACATTTCATGGCACAGACTACGCAACGGTTCCAGAAATCAGGGAAGCAAGCCTTATGATTGCAGTTGATATTTGGCAAGCAAGAAATAGTTCAAACGCTGCGGGCGTTTCTCCAGATTTCCAACCTTCGCCGTATAAAATGGGCAACACGCTTTTGGCAAGAGTGAGAGCTTTATTAGCTAATCATTTATCACCTAAAGGCTTGGTTGGATAATGACAGTTGCCGTTACAACTCTCAGAACAACCCTTGCGACGGCGTTGGAAAACGCTGGGGTGTGGCAGGTCTTTTCTTTTCCACCTGCCACTCCCATTGCATATTCCGTAATAGTCCAATGGGACGACCCAATGTTAGAACCAACAAACAATACTTACGGAACTGTTGCACCTAAAGCAAATTTTAAAATTATTATGATTGTCCCAATGTACGACAACCAAGGGAACTTAATTAACATTGAGGACATGGTTGTTGGTGTATTTAATAAACTGGCAGCGACAACGGCGTTGCAAATTAGTATTGGAAGCGTTTCAGCACCTTCAGTTTTAAACGGTGTTGAAATGTTACAATGTGAACTTAACCTAAGCATAATGACAAGTTGGAGTTAAAAATGAGCGATATTTATGATGTTCCTTCCGAGGATAAAGCTTGGCTTGAAAAAGTCGGGCAAGTAGCAAAAACAGAAAAGCCAAAACCAACCACTAAGAAAGATGAGGAATAACCATGGCTGTGTTCTTAAATAATAAGGTCGGAGTCAAGGTAAATTCCGTTGACCTTTCTGACCATGTAAGTGCAGTAACAATTAACCGCAATTTTGACGAATTAACTGTGACCGCAATGGGCGATTCAGGAGTTAAGAGAGTCGCTGGATTAGAGGACAGTTCAATTACTATCAGTTTTTACAATGACACCGCAACTTCAAATGTTCTTGCAACCCTTCAGGCTGCTTATGGAACAAATGTAACTTGCGTGTTTTTACAAGATAAGGTTGCAGCAGTTTCAGCAACCAACAAATTATACACAGCTACTTGCTTGGTAAATGGACTAACCGACATTAACGGTTCTGTCGCTGACTTAGCAGTTATTGATGTAACATGGTCTGTAAGCGGTACAGTTGCCGTTGCAACCACAGGTACTTTCTAAAGGAGAAAAATGATAAAGCTAAAAATCACCAAGGCTTCAGGTGACATTGTTGATTATGATGTGACACCCGCGATTGAATACGCTTTTGAATTGCAAATGAAAACTGGATTTCACAAAAGATTCAGGGACGAGGAAAAACAGAGTGATGTTTATTGGCTTGCTTGGGAAGCTGAACGACGCTCAGGTGTAACAGTTCCGCCATTTGGGGAAAAGTATTTGGAAACTCTTTCTAAAGTACAGGTTCTGGACGCTGACTCCCCAAATGGCTAACGCGGGATTCTTTTCATTGGCTAGTTGCAACACTAGCTATACGAACAGGGATTCCGCACTCAGAGTTTATTAACATGGACAGGTCATTGTTAAAAGCAACATTGGCAGTTCTTAATGAGGACGCAAAGGCTAGGGAAAATGGCAGTAGAGGTAAAAGGCCTAATAGAGCTTAAGAAAGCTCTTAAAGACTATACCCCTGACTTAGCAAATCAATTAGATGTTGAAATTGAATTAGCCCTTGGTGGAATTATTAAAAAGGCTAGGGGCTATGTTCCAAATACTGCCCCGTTAAGTAATTGGGGTTATCGTAAGCGAACTGAAAAATTTGAAAGTGGATTAAGAAAATTTCCGTTATTTAACGCAGCAAGAATAGCAAAAAAGATTGAATACAGTTCTGTACCTCGCAAACCAAATAGACGAGGATTTAGAGCTGTGTATTTTATTATTAACAAAGACCCAGCGGGTGCAATTTATGAAACAGCTGGTAGAAAAAATCCTAACGGTCAACCTTGGGTTGGTAGAAAAGGTGACCCTTATGACCACGACATTAGCCACTCAAATAACCCTCAAGCGGGTCAAGAATTTATTCAGGCATTTGGAAAGTTATACCAAGGCAACATTGAGAGTTCAACTAAAAAAGGTCGCTACATGCAAGGACGCGTAATTTATCGCGCTTGGGCTGAGGACGGTGGCAAGGCAAACGCCGCTGTGTTTAAAGCTATTGATAATGCCAATGCAAGATTTTCAAGAAAACAATACTTTAGAAAGGCGTCAAAGTGAGTGTAGTAATTGATATTGCCGCCCAATTTACAGGTCAAAAGGCTTTTAAGTCAGCGGAAAACGCAGCTGATAGATTAGGCAGAAATGTTAAACGCGCCCTAATTGGTGTTGGTGTTACGGCATTTGCTAAGTCTGCCATTACTGCATTTGCTCAACAGGAAAAGCAATTAGAAATATTTAAAAACTCTTTAAGAAACATTGGGTTTGCTTTTGCCACAAATGATTCACTTGCCTTTTTAAATTCTTTAAAACTTCAATATGGCGTCGTTGATGAACAATTATTGCCCGCCTATCAACAACTATTGGCGACAACTAAGAGTCTAGGTGGCGCACAAAATCTAACTAACCTTGCTTTAAATATTGCAGCAAATCAAGGTATAAGCGTTACGGAAGCGGCTAACGCTTTAAGTAAAGCCTATCTAGGAAACACTAAGTCATTAGGTGCATTAAGACTAGGTATAAGTAAAACAACATTGGCTTCAGGTGATTTTGCCAAGATTATCAAAGAGGTTGGAATTCTCACTTCAGGTGCAGCCGCCGCGGGTGCTGATACATTTGCTGGCAAATTAGCAAGAATAAAGGTTGCAACAGACCAAGCAAAAGAAAGCATTGGTAAAGGATTAGTCAACGCTTTATTAGCAGTTAGTTCATCAACTGACATTGAGCAGTTACAGACAAAAATTATTAGTTTTGGAGAATCTGCAAGAGTCACTTTTGAGAACATTGGTAAATACATAAGTGAAAACATTGGTTTATTAAAAGCCATGTCCGCTGTATTGATTTCCACATTTGTCGCTACCAAATTGGTTGCTGGAATTGCAGCTGTAATAACCGCTATTCAAACCCTGACTAAAGCCTACAAAGCTTTAAGAGCCTCGGCAGCAGCCGCCGCGATTGCTTCAATGTTTGCTTTAAACCCATTGGGTGCAGCAGCTATGGCAGCGGGCATGGTTGTCACAATAGGTTTGGTTTTAAAAAGTTTAGACATGCTGGTTGATAAAGCAATTGAGGCACAAAGAACAATTGCTGAAGTTGCAGGGTTCACAGATACTTTAAACCTCTATGGTTCACCTGCTTCAATGGCTGCTACCAAGGCAGCTAAATTAGCTAAAGACACTTTAGACCTAAAGAAAAAAGAACTTAAAGCAGCACAAGACGCAGCAAAGTTAAAAAGGGCGCAAACATTATTTGACATAGACAATATCCAAATCATTGCTGCATTACAGCGCAACATTACAGATGAGGAAAGATTACGCCTTAACCTGCAATTGGCATTGCTTACAAAGAATGTTGATGAAGCAGATAGACTTTCTCAAGAACTCTTATTATCACAATCTCGGACTACTGGACTTGCTTTAGTAATTTCAAAATTGCCTAAAGCTTTGAATCCGTTTGAGGCTTACCCACAATATATTCAAGACGCAATTGATGAGTTAGCAAAATTGGCAGCAGCTATGGCAGCGATTGACCCATTTAGAAAAAAGAGTGAACAGGCATTAGCGGCAAAAGTTCCTTTAACTCAACAAAATGCTGCAACTGTTTTAGCAAACGCACCTGCCTCATTGCAAGAGTACCAATCAATAACTGGGGTAATGAGTGAGGTTGGAGTTAGAACACCAACGCTAAACATAACTATTAACAATGCTGGCAATACAGTCACAGACGCAGACCTTGTTCAGCAAATTAGAAATGGTTTGTTGAACTCAAATCTATCAGGCTCACCAAGCGCGGTAGGTAGATTACTTGGTGCGTTTCAGTAATGGCACTTCCAGCAACTTTAAGCGTATCTTTAAATTTTTCGTCGGGTGCTACCTTCGGAATTCCTTTTACCTTATCAGACCCAGTAAACGGAATCTTAGACACAAACATTTTATCTGCGTCAACAACACCCGCTTTAGTTGCTGACTTAACTGCACAAACCCGAAGCATAAACATTAGGCGTGGCAGAAATATTTACCGCGACACTTACGAGGCTGGCACTTGTATTGTGAGAATCTATGACCCTGATTCAAGCTTTAATCCCCAGAACAGTAGCTCACCTTATTTTGGCGAATTAGTACCATTAAGAAAATTAAGAATTTCAGCTTCAGTTAATGGTGTTTCTTATTATCTATTTAGTGGCTATACAACAGATTACAAATACAGTTATGACCAAGCTGAGAACATGTCTTATGTGGACATTAGTGCAAGTGACGCTTTTAGACTTTTAAACCTTGCTTCAATTGAAACTGTAACAGGTGCTAGTGCTGGACAAGATACTGGCACACGCATTGACAAGATTTTGGACACCGTTAATTTCCCAACTCAAATGCGGGATATAGACACAGGAAACACTCTTACGGTTAATGACCCCGCAACCTTAAGAACCTCTTTACAAGCTATAAAGAACGCTGAGTTTAGCGAACAGGGGGCTTTATTTTGCTCACCCGAAGGCGACATAATATTTAAAAACCGACATGAAACTATTGGAAGTGCGGCGGGAACTCCCCTTGCTTTTAATCAAAGCGGTGGTATTCCTTATGCCAATCTTAAATTTGCTTTTGACGATTCTTTAATTATCAACTCAGTTTCTTTTAATCGTATTGGCGGAACAGCTCAGGTTTATCAAGACGCAGACAGTATTGCGACCTACTTCCCGCATGGGCTTTCTACTAGCGAACTCATTGTGGCTACGGACGCTGAGGTTGCTAACTTGGCTAAAATCTATGTGGCAACAAGGTCAGACACGACCATTAGAATTGATGAAATGACCCTTGATTTATCAGACCCCGCTGTTCCAACAGCCACCATATTGGCTTTAGATTATTTTGACAATGTTCAAATAACTAATATCCAACCCGACAGTTCAACAATAACCAAGAACCTTCAAGTTCAAGGAATTGCACATAATATAACTGCCCAAACTTGGACTACGGTTCTGACCACTTTAGAACCCATTGTTGATGGGCTAATTTTATCCAGTTCAACTTATGGACTGTTAAATGACGATATACTTAGCTACTAAAGGAGAATACAAATGGCAGCAGGATTAGGATTTAAAACCTTCAATTCGGGAGATGTGCTGTCCGCGGCAGATGTCAACGGATATTTAATGCAAGGTGTTTTAGTATTTGCTAGCACCGCAGCTCGCGACGCAGCAATCACCGCACCCGCTGAGGGGCAGTTTGCTTTTACTAAAGACACTAACAGTCTTTTTTATTATGATGGTGCTGCTTGGGTTGCTTCGGGTGCAACAGGTGACATTGAAGGAGTAACCGCTGGAACAGGAATTAGCGGTGGCGGCACTTCAGGAACAGTAACAATCACTAACTCAATGGCGACAGCAATAGACGCTAAGGGTGATTTAATTGTTGGAACTGGTGCAGACACTTTTAGCAAATTAACCGCTGGAACAAATGGCTATTTATTAACTGCCGATAGTGCTGAAGCAACTGGATTAAAATGGGCTGCTGCTGCTGGTGGTGGTGGAATGACTTCTATTGCAAGCGGTTCTTTGACTGGTTCATCTGTTGTTATTTCAACAATTGTGGGAACTTACAACAATTTGCAATTAGTGTTGAGAGATTTTTCTTCTACAACAGGAACTAATTTTAAAATTACTTGCAATGCAATTACTGATTACAATCAAATGTATTTATATAGTGGCGCAGACGGAGCAGCTCTTTCTTCGCTTTATGAGCAAGCGGTGACTGGTGTTTTACTTTATGGTTCAGGACAATCAACAAGTGCCACAGATAGCACCGCAATAATTAACATTTACGATTATGCTGATACAACTACAAACAAAATTATTCAATCAATGGCTCAAGGGGAACAGACCTCACCTTTAGGAAGAGTTTCTTTTGTAATTGCATCAGTAGAAGCAACGGCAGCAATAACGGATATTACGATTGCTCCTAATACGGGAACTTTTTCAGCAGGAACTTATACATTATACGGAGTGAAATAATGAGCAAACCAATGATTAGAATACACAATGCAGAAACAAATGAGGTTATAGATAGAGAAATGAACGCTGCTGAGTTTGCTCAATATAAAATAGACCAAGCCCAATTTGAAGCAAAAGAAGCCGAAGCCGAAGCAAAGGCAACCGCTAAAGCAGCAGCACAGGCGAAACTTGCTGCCCTTGGTTTAACTGTTGAGGATTTGACCGCTTTAGGTTTGTAATGAAACCTTGGTTGTCAAAGGCGGCTGCAAAGCTAAGAGAGCAAATAGATGATTCATACCCAAGTCGCCTTCGTGGGAGTGATGGGTGGATTGCTGATTTGCGCCATCAATCAGCAGGTAAAAGCGACCACATACCCGACGCTAAATCCAAATTTGTCGTGCGAGCAATTGACATTGACGCTCGCCTTTCTGACAACAAAGGGGATTCAGTCTATTTGGCAAATCAGCTTAGACTCTACGCTAAGGATTACGGACGCATATCTTATGTAATACATAAAGGCATGATTGCTTCTCCAATATTGAATTACAAGTGGAGAAAGTACAGAGGCTTTTCACCTCATGACCACCATATTCATTGCAGTTTTCGTACCAACCAAGATTTAAACTCAGAGTTTTTTAACATACCACTACTAGGGGGTAAAGATGAATAACAAGACACTAGCTGTAATAAACTCATACGCACGCAGCGCATTTGTTTGTTTGGCAACCGTATATGTAACAAATCCTTCAGGTTCATTTGATGATATTTGGAAGGCATTTTTAGTTGCTTTTGCAGCACCTCTGTTAAGAGCTTTATCTCCTTCAGATACCGCATTTGGCATAGGCAGTAAAGAGTAATGTCAGCCCTTGAGTGGGCTGGCTTTGCAGCTGGAATCACCACAACATTGATTGGCGTACTAGCTGGTATGCGCTGGCTAGTCAAAGGTTGGCTTAATGAGCTGCGTCCGAATTCAGGAACGAGTTTAAAAGACCAAGTGACACGCCTTGAACAAAGATTAGATGAACTGTTTATTGTCATAACTAGGAAGTAAAATAAAGCCATGGCAAACACACGCAAACGCAAAAAGATTAACAGGCGCGTAGTTCGTAGGTCACCTGAGCCATTGTCTAAGCTTGATGTTTTTATGATTACAAAACATGAGATTTACAAGGCAGCAAAAAAGGCTGGATTTAGCAATGAAGTAGCGTGGTTTTTTATGCAGGAAAATAATGCACTCCCTGATTGGATAAGCAACGATAAACCCGATTCTTTAATTCCTCGCATTGACCCAACCGACGACGAGGACGACGAATAATTAAGAAAGTCGCTTTTATCAGCGATTTACAGTCACCGTTCTTTGATGAAAAGAGCGTGAAGGTAGTAGGTAAGTTTTTAGCCAAATGGAAGCCTCACCAAACAATTCAAATTGGTGATGAGATTGACCTTCCTCAGCTTGGTGGTTTTAATGCAGGAACTATTGATGAGATGGTTGGAAACTTAGATGATGATAGAAACCTTACCCAAGATGTACTTCAGTACCTTGGTGTAACAGATGTTGTAGGTAGCAACCATGGAATCAGACTTTACAGGTCAATCAAAAAAAGACTCCCAAGTTTCCTTAACTTACCAGAAATGCAGTATGAGCGTTTTATGGGATATGACAAACTCGGTATCAACTTTCACCCACATGGACTTGACTGGGCAAGTGGTTGGACGGCAGTTCATGGGGACGCTTTCCCTCTTAGCCAAGTTGGTGGACAAACAGCCTTAAACGGGGCAAGAAGGCTAGGAAAGAGCGTGGTCTGTGGACACACTCACAGACTAGGGTTAGCAGCCTTCACAGAGGCTTCCAGAGGTCAATTAGGGCGTACTGTATGGGGATTAGAGGTCGGAAATTTAGTTGACCTTGCTTCAAGCGGTATGGCGTACACAAGGGGTTATGCCAATTGGCAGCAAGGATTTGCGGTTGCCTATGTAAAAGAGCGTAAAGTGCAAGTAATTCCTATCCCAATCAACAACGGCACATTTATATTTGAAGGCAAGTTGTATGGGTAGGCAGACAGATTACGAACCTAAAGGCATTGATGAACAGATTGACGCCATAGACGAGTCAGGTCTTTTGTAACAAAAGCGTTATACAACACGAGCATGACATGACTTGTAAATGTCAGCCCCAAGCCTCATGCTTTTCCTATCAAGTTAACGGAACTTGATTTAACGGAAAGGCTTTAAATGAAAATAAAACATGCGGCTAATCTAGCTAATGTTAAATTGAATCCATTGGATTTTGAAAGATTGACTGAAAGCCAAATGGAATTTAAGGGTCAAAACTGGGAAGTGCAGGATTATCGGTTTGACCAAGAAATGAACTACAAGCATGAGTATATTTTTTGGTGTGAAAGTTACGCCGCACTTGTACTTGCTACACATTTCCTTGACCAAGTAGGTCACAGCTGTTCAATTGCTTATGACAGCGCGGTTGAGATGTATTGCTTTACAACCGACTATGCAAGCTCTTGGACTAACTAATGGAAATTAACGGGCTAACAGTTTTGTGGTTCATGATTGCTACTGGGTTAATTGCTTATGCTTTGCATTTATTAAAGCTTGAATCTTACAATAAAGGATATTGGAGAGGTCGGGCAATAGGTTGGGAATCTCATAGACGATTAACCAACATACAGAAAAAATCAGACGAGGTGTTTGACTATGAAAAGAACTGAGGAAATTCTTGATGAAGTCCAACTCATACTCACAGACAGAGGCAATATTTACGGAAATGCGAAAGAAAATCACCGACGAATTAGCGAACTCTGGTCAGGCTATTTGGACACTTACATTTCGCCTGAACAGGTCGCAATGGCAATGCTGCTCGTCAAAGTCGCACGCCTTAGTCAAACAAGTAACCATGACGACTCACTCCGAGATTTGCTTGGATACGGAATTATTTACCACCAAATCGTTAGAGAAATGAGGGGTGAATCAGATGGCATTTAACATTAACGATTATGAAACGGTAGAGGTGCGTCTTGGAAAATTTATTAGTGAGTATCCTGACTTTCGTGTTTTTACTGAGCTTTTGGAGTCTAGTCCTACGAGGTTCATTGTACGCGCTTCAATATATCGTACGGAGTTGGACGCAAATCCTTGGGCAACTGGTCTTGCCTATGAAGTGGTTACTGACAGAGGTATCAATTCAACTTCAGCTCTGGAGGTTTGTGAAACAAGTGCGCTTGGACGCAGCCTCGCTAACGCTGGATACGCAGCTAAAGGCAAACGCCCAAGTCAAAGCGAAATGGCTAAAGTCGTTGCAGCGGATAACGCAACACCGACTTTTAAAGAGAAGCTAGAACAAAGACAGAACATGTATGGGGCTGCTGGAAGCAAGTCAGCACAAATTGAAACTGTCCTGCGAGATAGTTTTGCAGCTGACAAAGTAGAGTCCACACCTGTTGTTTGGTCTGTTGGTGAAGTTGTTGACGCAATTGGCACTACAACACCGAATCCACCACCTGAGTGCGAACATGGTCATACTTTAAAGACTGGAATAACGCGAGGCGGAAAAACTTACTACGGTTATGTTTGCAAGGGCAATGTAAAAGAACATGCTGTTTGGGCTAAGTTATCTGCAAATGGGCGTTGGTTCTTTGACGGTGAAAACAATGGGTGACATGGAGATGATTGACGCAACTGGCATGAAAGCAATTTTCACAGATAATGGAGTTGTTTTAGATGTTGTGCCAATGTCTGAGTGTTGTGAAATGTGTAATGACCCAAGGTTAATGACGGTTGATGGGATTAAAAAATGCGTAGCCTGTGGCTGCATTAACCACATTGAGTTAAATCATCATGGATAATAAGTCCGATTGGGATTTGGACTTGAGGTTTGGTCAAGAGGGTGAAGTTGCAGCCAACGCCCTTTTGACCGCACCAATTGAAACAGTTGAGGTAAAGCGTGATAGACGCTGGAAAGACACAGGCAATCTTTACATTGAAACCGACTGTTGGTCAGATGTCAGACAAGAATGGTATTGGTCAGGGATTACAGTCAGCAAGGCAACTCATTGGTCATTTATCCTTGAGGACATATTAATAACAGTTCCCACAGACAAGATAAAACTAGCTATAAAAACCTATGGCATATTCAAAGAAATGAATCGCCCAGAGTATTCAACAAAAGGTTATCTGATAACAGTAGATAATTTATGCAGGGTGGCGTTTGTCTGACCTAACATGGGTATTTAAGTGTAATAAGTGTGGCAAACCCATGTTGTTCTATGAAAAAGCGGGCTTTGACGCAGGTGAGGAACATGTAGTTGTTATGTGTGTCAAGTGCGAGAATACAGGCGTAAAGGCTAGAATTGAGGCTATGACTGATAAATCAGTTGTCCGTTGTTCTAAATGTGGGGCATGGAAGTTAGAGAGTAGCAACTGTTCCACATGCAAAAAGACCAATGCCCTGAGTGTCTAGGGTATAACACAAATACAATCACAGCTGGCAGGGAGTATCTACATGACTGCAATAACTGTAAGCACAAATGGGTTGAAGGCTACGGGTAATGACCATGATGTTGATTGGGTATATCAAAACAAGCTGAGGCAGCAATGGTTAGAAAACAATCCACATGCTGTGTATATCGGTTGGACTTCAATATGACTTGCCGTCTGACCTGCGGTTATGTGAGAGGTTGTTGACATGGTAAGTACACTATCAGCAAGCGACGCGCCTTTAAGCGCGAACGCGAGCCGCTTCAGCGGATTGCTCGCGAGTTCGTTGCTGTTAGTTATTGGGGCAGCTCTTTGCTTAATGATATTTAGCCTTTATTCTAAAACAATTGATTCCTCATTTGCCGTATCTAACAAACCCGTAGTTATGATTAGTTACAAAGATTATGCTTTGTTAAAGATTGAGGATAAAAAACAATTTAAATGTTTGTCACAGCTCTATGGTAAAGAGAGTGCATGGAATCCAAGGGCAGTAGGAAACATAGGTGGTAAAGAACAGGTCTATGGTATTCCACAGGGTAAGAGTAAGTATCTATCTACTGTTAACGGGTATGCTCAAATTGATTGGGGTCTTGACTATCTGTTTCATAGGTATTGTGTGGATACCAATGGCTATACTAATGCGTGTAAAGCATTACAACACTTTAAGATTAAAGGGTGGCATTGAGTAAATCAGCTTTAGGTACAGCCCAATGGAAACGCACCCGACTCAGGGTCTTGTCAAGAGATGGATACACATGCGCTTATTGTGGACAAGAGGCAGACCAAGTTGACCATGTGGAATCTCGTGTGAGTGGCGGTAGCCTCTTTGACCAAGAAAATTTAGTTGCCTGTTGCCGTCGTTGCAACCAATCAAAGGGTTCAAGGGGTGCAAATACCCTTTTTTTTAGGTCAGGTTCTAC